TCATCGGATGGTCGGATGTGACGATCCGATACGCCCTACAGGAAGAGCGCGCGCCGTTCGGAATTGCGGCGCAGAACCCGAAGACGGGCACCTGGGCCTACAACATCAGCCCAGGGCTACTCATCAAATACAAAAACGGCGAGCTGCAAGCCTACAAGCTCAAGGATCTGTCGCAAATGCTGGCCGACCACGCGGAGCGGATCATCGAAACGCGCGTGGGCACGGTGAGCCAGGCGATCGGAAAAATTTTAGGAGGATGCACGACATGAAAAAGAATCGCACGAGAGAAGAGCGGGCGCTGCGTTACGCGGCGGCGCTGCTGCGGCTGACGGTGCTGCTGTGGATCGCGGTACTGCTGCTGTGCCTGCTGGAGCCGGGGTGCCTGGCGATGGACGCGGCGGCCGCGGCGGCGGAGACCGACCAGACGGTCACGTGGCTGGCGGCGGTGGGCGCCGGTTGGCTGACGTGGCGCGGAATGGTGCTTGTCCTGAAGCTGGACGAGCCGAGGAGAAAGAGAGCACGCCGCGGATGATGGACGACAAGCGATTTATCGCACCGCAGACGCGGCCGACGCTGTGCTGGTCGTGCGCGCGGGCGTGCGGCGGCTGCTCGTGGACGGCACGAGACCCGAAGACGCACGCGATCCGCTTCGAGCCCGTGAATGGCTGGGAGGCGGAGAAAACGACGATCAACGGCTCAAAGAACGAGCACGGCGAGAAGTGCTACCGCTACACGACCGACAGCTATCGCGTCGTGCGCTGCCCGATGTACGTGCCGGACCGGCGGACGAGAGCCAAAAGCGCCATGCCGGAATGGGCCATGCAGGCCGCGAACGCATGAAAAAGGCGGCTGACCGAAGGCACCGGTCAACCGCCACGAAGAAAAACACACATGAAAGGAGATTTTCTTCCCCGCCATTATAGCATGCGGCGGGGAAGAAGTGCAAGGGAAATGAGCGTGATTCAAGACGCCATTGCCGCCATTGAGGGCCAGCAGCCGAAAGAGCGCTCGGCGGTGTGGATGGTGGGTGAGCAGCTGAAAGATATGGTCCGCGGCAACGAGGCCGCGGCGGCACTGCTGCTGACAGACCTGACGCAGAACAAGGAGATGACGCTCGCGGCGGCAGAGAAGAAGATCGCCGAGCGAGCCAAAAAGAACAAGGTCGGCAACTGCGGGTGCGTGACGCCCGCAGAGGCCGAGGACATCCTGCGTGAGTTTTTCGGTCTGCCGGAGCGCGGCACAGCCGCAGCGCCGCAGACGGAGAGGCGCAAGGTCGTGGACCTTGCGGACTTTTTATGAGCCGCCGCACAGACGCCGGATGGGAGAATCTGGCGGACAAGCTGCCGTTCCAGCCATGCGGAGACCTGCAAAACGACGTGCTGGAAGATATCTACGACAACGACATGCTCGGGACAGGGATAATGCTTTACAGCCGTGAGAGCGTGGAGACTGCGGATCCTATTGCGCAGATCATGGACGCAGAAGACTGGGGCCGCTGGGAGAAGTCTCGGAAGCGCCGCTGGGGCGCGCGCTGCACCTGCTCAGCCTGCGGAGAAGAGTTTTTTGCGGGCTATGTCAGCGACAGCGGTACGAGTGGCATTGTCTTGAGGCAGGGCGAGGACGGACAGATTTATGACGGCTACGTCGACAAGGGAGACGACGATGCGCAAATCTTCTTTGACGACGAGACGATCGTTTGCCCGCGCTGCTACCAGAGCGTGGTCGTGACGCGGCGGAGCGAGCTGCGGCAAGGGCGCACGCTTCAAGCGTTGCAAGCCGAAACGCTGAACATTGACGGATATCTCGCGGTGCTCTATTGGATGGTGGCGCGATATCAGGACAACACGGGAACAGACGTCGCGACGTTCTCGCCGCACGCGGCACTGATCGTGGACCGCTGCGGCGTGCTGCGGCGCTTCCGCGCGGTGCGCCACAGTAACGAGGCGCGTGACGTAACGTGGACACCCTGCAAGCAGAGCTGCGACCCGATGCAGCAGCCCTATTACTGCCACGGCGCCGTGAACGGACGGCAGGTCGGCGGCTGGGTATGCGCCTACGGCCCAGAGCTCGGCGGAACGACGGGCGAGAAGACGGCACTGGACAAATACATCGGCGCGGGCGGAACCTGGCCGGGGGCGTATCTGCACGTCTGGCGCAAGCACCCGCAGGTGGAAAACCTGATGCGGCAGGGGTTCGGCGAGGCGGTGACACAGACCATTGACAACTATCTGAACATGTGCGGCAACTATTCCATGCTGCGCGACGCACCAAATATTCCGTGGGTCGATTGGAGTGAGACGAAGCCGCACCGAATGCTCGGCATGAGCAAGGAAGCCTTCCGCGAGCTGCGCGGGAAGCATTGGAGCGAAGGCACCGCGCGGTGCTGGGCGAGCTACCGAATGCTTGTAAAGAACGCGGACGCGCTGCAATTCGCGCAGGAGGTCGGCAAGCTCGGCCTGAACGACATGGAAAAACTGCTGGGCGCCTATCGGGCCGTCGAGACCGATCTGCACCCGACGCATGTGGTGAAATACCTTGAAAAGCAAAAGCGGCTGAAAGGCGGCGTGCAACTGCTGCTCGATTACCGGCGCGTGCTGCGGGCGCTGTGGCTGGCGGACCAGAACGAAACGCTGTGGCCGCGCGACCTGCAAGCGGCGCACGACCGTGTAATGGAGATGTACGCGGCGCACGAGGGCGTGAAGTACTACTCGGCGGATTTTACGCCGGTCTACATCCGGCTCAAGGCGCTGGAATGGACGGACGGCGAGCTCTGCATCCGTATCCCGCAGGAGGAGCGGGAGCTCATCGACGAAGGGAAGACGTTGCGGCACTGCGTGGGTACCTACGGCAGGACGCATTGCAGCGGCAAGCCGATCTTCTTTGTGCGGCACTACCGCAGGCCAGAGCGAAGTTATTACACGCTGAACATCGACCTGACGCGGGCAATGCCGAAGGAGATCCAGCTGCACGGCTACGGCAACGAACGCCACGGTGAGCGCAAGCAGTATGAGCACGGCATCCCGAAAAAGGTGCGCGACTTCTGCGACAGATGGGAGCGCGAGGTGCTGACGCCGTGGTTCATGGAGGAACAACGCAAAAAGTTCGCTGAAACGAACAAAGTGGACAAGAAAGCGAGGAAAGGCGCATGAGCGAAACAATGGAAATGGCCGTGGCCGGCGAGGTGCGCAGCATCACCGCCATCACGGACGAGATCATCTTTTACAAAAATGTCGGCGGACAGGCCGTCATCGAGATTGGCAAGCGGCTGATCGAGGCAAAAGCACAGCTCAAACACGGGGAATGGCTACCGTGGCTGAGCGAAAAAGTGGAGTTTTCGGAGACGAGCGCGCAGCGATTTATGCAGCTTGCGAGGGAGTACGGAAATACCTCACTGGTGGGGGATTTGGGGACCTCGAAAGCCTTGGTATTACTGGCTTTGCCGGCATCTGAGCGAGAGAATTTCGCGAGCGAAAAACACCTTGTTAACGGGGAGGAAAAGAGCGTTGTGGAGATGAGCAAGCGCGAGCTTGAAGAGGCCGTGCGGCAGCAGAAGATCGCAGAGGCAGAACGCAACGAGGCGCGGCGCGCACTAGAAGCGCAGCGCAAGGAAACGGAAGAAGCGAACGCGAAGGTGCAGGCGGCGCAGGACGCGGCGGACGCCGCCCGCGCCGAGGTGGAAAACGCGCAGGGAACGGCGCTGGCCGCGCAGGAGCGCGCGGCGGAGCTGGAACGGGAATTGAAAGCGCTGCGCGAGAAGCCCGTGGACGTGGCGGTGCAGACCGTGGACGCGAGCGAGGAACAGATCGCGGCGGCGGTGGCGGAAGTGAAGAAGGACGCGGAAGCGGAGAAGACAGAGGCGCTCGGCAAGAAGGCCGAGGAGCTGAAAAAAGCGAAGGACGAGCTGAAAAAAGCAAAGGACGAGATGGCGGCCGCGGCGGAGGCGCTGAAAAAGGCCGAGGAAGAGCGCGAGGCGCTGCGCGAAACGCTGGAAAAGGAAAAGAAGAGCGCGGCGGCCATGGACAACAAGGCGCTCGCGGAATTCAGCGTGCTGTTCCGGCAGGCGCAGGAAACCGTGAACCGCATGACGGAAATCGTAGACGAGCTGGACGAGGAAAGCCGGCCGAAGATCTACCGCGCGCTGGGCGCGCTGCGGGACATGATCGCCGAAAAGGCAGGTGAGGGCGCGTGAAGCGCAGCGACTATCTGAAACTCTGCGTGAGCGCGGCGATGCTCACCTATCGCAAGCCGAAGGTGCTGTATGCCGGGATTGAATATTACCCGGAGGGGTACGAAATGCACTTCGACAAAAGCGGCAAGGCGATCCATACGGCAATTTTGCGCGACTGCGCGAAGAAAAACTGCCTTTTCTACTGCCCGCTGAAGAAGGTGCAGGAAGTAGAAGCATGAGCAAAGCAGTTTTAATCAGTATCCGCCCGAAGTGGTGCGAGAAGATCGTCAACGGCGATAAGACGATTGAAGTGCGCAAGACGCGGCCGAAGATGAACACGCCGTTTAAGTGCTATATCTACTGCACGCTGCCAAAATATCCGCACGAGGACTTCATTGCGACGAACTATCCAAGGCCACAGTTTTACGGCGGCGGCAAGGTCATCGGGGAGTTTACCTGCGACCGAATCGACTGGATCACGCACATCGGGTACACGGGCATTCCGAATTTAGTGGAGACTCGCATTTGCGACGCCGCCACCATGCGCACATCGCCCGTCGGCGGGCTGCTCAATGCAGCCTGCTTGACGCCTAAAATGCTGAATGATTACCTCGCGTGGGGCGACGGTTACGGCTGGCACATCACCGATCTGCGCATCTACGACGCGCCGCGCGAGTTGAGCGAGCTTGAACGCCCCTACGAATGCAATGAATGCGACGCGAAATGGGCGACCGAATGCAACGCTTGCCACGAAGAAGTCAAAATCAAGCGCGCGCCACAGAGCTGGTGCTATGTGGAGGAGGTGCGCGATGAACATTGCTGAAAATATCGATTGCATGAAGGCAATGAAGAATCTGCCGGACAAGGCTTTTGACCTCGCTGTGGTCGATCCGCCGTATTTCAGCGGGCCGGAGCGGCGCGGATATTATGGCTCCAAGGTCAGCAAAATCGGCGTGCACAGAGACTACCCTATATCGCCGAAGTGGGATATTCCGACACGTGATTATTTCGATGAGCTGGAACGGGTTGCAAAGCGCTATATCGTTTGGGGTTGCAACTATTTCGACTATCACTTCGCGCCGGGGCGCATCGTATGGGACAAGTGCAACGAGGGCAGTTCCTTCAGCGATTGTGAGATCGCGGCCACAAATTGCCACGACAGCGTGCGGCTTTTCCGTTACATGTGGAACGGTATGATGCAGGGCAAGAGCATTTCGGAAGGCTTTGTTCAGCAAGGGAATAAGGCGCTGAACGAGCAGCGCATTCATCCCACGCAAAAGCCTGTAGCACTTTACACATGGCTGTTTCAAAAGTACGCAAAGCCGGGGGACAGCATACTCGACACACACCTCGGCAGCGGCAGCAGCCGTATCGCCGCGTTGGAGCTTGGGCTCGACTTTGTGGGGTATGAAATCGACAAGTACTACTTCGAGGCGCAGGAAAAACGCTTTGAGGAATACGCCTCGCAGGGGAGCCTTTTTGCAGGAGGTGTGCGATGAATAGCGTTCAGGCGAGCCAGATCATGAGCGGGAACGGGGCGGAGGCGAACGTCGGCGGCGTGGTCATCCGCGAGAGTTTCAAATTTTAAGGAGGGCACAGACATGTTGAGCTATAAGAACGAGAACGGAAACGTGAAGGAACTGGCGGCCGGAGGGACGATGGGAGACCTGCTCGCCGAATCGGCCTACCTGCTCACGGCGGTCTACAGTATGCTTGCGCGCAGAGACAAGGCAGCGGCAGAGATTTTCAAGGTGGGCATGATGATGGCCGTGGGAGACCCGGAATCGCCGGTATGGAAGAACATTGAACCGGACTGCCTCAGCATCGTGCAGCGCGTCAAGCCGAAGGAGGGCGAGAGCGATGAAAAGTGACGAGGTTTTGACGGCGCTGCGATGCTGCGCGAGCGGCAGCTGCGACGGGTGCCCGCTGTGGGACGACGATCCGGAGGACACGACCTGCGCAGACGGCTTGATGGCCGCGGCGGCCGATTTGATCGAATTCCAGCAGCAGGGCCTTGAGGCGCTGACGAAGATGGACGAGGGGCTGAAAAAGCGGGGCGGCACGCTGAAAGAGTTCCTGCGACGCGGCGATGAAGCCGTGCAGGGGCACATGGACCCGACGGGGCCGAGGGGAGAGCCGGGTGTTATAGGAGATGAGGGATGCGGCGGAGACGACCCTGGGCCGAGAGGGCCTATCGGGCCGCGCGTCATAGGGGGCGTTCCAAGATGCCCAGCGTGCGGGTCAAAGAACATCTTTTGGAACGCGGAGAAGGATATTAACACCTGCGCAGACTGCGGGTGGCAGGATGAGGAGGGCTGACGGATGATGGGCTATCCCTATTTTTCCTTGCGCGATCTGCGCAAGATGGAACGCACGCTGGCGGTCTCGGACGCGGCATTCGGAAGATATTGCAAACGCACACAGAAGAAGCGGCGCAGGGATGCGCGGCGGAACAGGAGGAAATGATGGTTTCGGACGAGGCATTGAAAAAGCTGCAAGAGCAGATCGCGGCGTGGCCGATGGAACGGCGATTCGTGGTGCAGCAGCTCATTCGGGATTATTTGAGGAACCGGGAAGACCTGCGCGCCTATGAGGCGACAGGGCTGACGCCGCGCGGGGTCGAAATCCTCAAGGAAGAAAAGCTCAGCAGCGACGGTATGATCCTGATCGGGCGGCTGATGAGCAAGAAGCTACACGAGATCGGCTGCGAACGCCTGCGCGAGCTGGTCGAGGCCGGCGCGGACGGGCGCGCGATCACGCTGCCGTGCAAGCTCGGCGGCGAAGTGTGGGCGCCCGGCTGCGGCAGAACGGTGAAACTGCGCGTCGTCGAGGCGGCGCTGCTTCTGCAAGGCGAGGACGGCGAGGGCTATGAGAAGCTGAGCGACCTCGGCAAGACATTTTTCGCGACGAAAGAAGGAGCGGAGGAGGCAAAGCGAAATGAATGGTTTACTTGAAAAGCTGCGGCGGGGCGCGATCAGAGCACTCGGCGGATACGTTGAGCAGGTTCCACCGCCGAAACCTCAGGACAGGGCGCTCATCAAGGAAGAGCGCTACCGCGTCAGGAAGATCGAGGTGCGGGCGATGCCGTTTGACAACGGGCCGCGCGCAGAGGAGCTTTTGCAGAGGTACAAGAAATACAGCAGCGAGCGGCTGGTGGACATGCTGGCGAAAAAGATGCTGGAAAGCGGGGCACTCCGCATCGAGGAAAGACCGGCGGCGGGAAAATTCGGCGGCAGCGAGCTGCGCGCGACGATTTACGTCGCGATGCCGGAGGCATGAGGAGGAAATGAAGCATGAAACGACTGACGAGCGAAGAGGTCAGAGTGGACGAGAGCGTAGACCGGTATCTCGGCCCGCTCGCCGACCTTGAAGGCATGAAGCCGAAGCTGCTGGACCTGGTTCTGAACGGTCCGGTGCTGAACGGCGTATCGAAGGACGTACTGCGGCAGATCATTCGGCAGTTATACAGCGCGCTTGCCGCCTATGAGGACACGGGCATAACGGCGGAGGAGATCACGGCGACGGCCTCGCTCCCGATGTTCGTCAAGGTGGCCTCGGCGGCGTTGGGCACCACGCCCGACCACCTGCGCGAGCTGGTTGACGCCGACAAAGAAGGACGCACGGTGATGGTACCGTACTGCAAGAACTGCGAGTACGGGGAGGCTTACGACCGGACGGACGGCAAAAAGGGAATATATTGCCACTGCCCGCGCTCGATCCTCCATTACGGAAACGGCAGCATTTTCACGCCCGTGCGGGAAAACCTCGATTTTTGCAGTTACGGCAAGCCAAGGGAGGGCTGACGGATGGTGCGGGTATTTTGTGACCGGTGCGGGCGGGTCATCACGGGGATGAGCGCGCATGAGCGTGTGAGCGTGACGGCCAGTGGCGCGGGCGGCGGGGAGATCGCGAAGCTCGACTTCTGCACATACTGCGCGGACTGGGCCATTAACACGCTGATGCGGCGGACGATGGTCGGCGCGGGCGAGAAAAAGGGCGCGAAGGCGGACAAGCCCGCGCCCATCGCGCCGCCGAAGAGCGAAAAAGACGGCATTGCGTGGACGGCGGGGCAAGACAAACAAGCGGCCGCGGAAGCACAGCCGCCAGAACCGCTCCCGAAGCTGAGCGTCAAGGGCTACGGCGCGGCGGAGAAGCGGAAAATCTTCGACGCGCTGGTGCGCTACAAGGTGCGGACCGGTCCGGGG